GAAATATACTCGATTTGTTTTCTCAAATCTACCCAATTTTGACACTCTTTCACCAAACGCCTCCGTCATCGTAGTTGATCGTGTTTATTTTTGCTGGCAATGGGTCAAAAAACGTAAGAGCAAGGGCATCCGCCAAGTCAGGGCTAAAGCCAAACTCTTTTTTGATATTCTCTTTTGGCAAGAGCAAATAACGCTCTTTCTTGTCATAGTAAAAACTAATAGTGCTAAGTTGCTTTTTGAGCTTGTCGTTTGGCACGATACTAAGTAGCCTAAATTTCTCTTTGAGTGTAAAATAAGCCTCTGCTCTCTTGTTTGCATAAAGCTTCTCATTTGTAGCTTTGTATGAAAATTTTGCCTCTCTGACTATGCCACGCAAGCCAAAATCCACTAGAGTATCAAACACGCCAGCACCAACGCCCACACTATCAATAAAAATAGCGTCTGGCTTATTCTCGCTTCTCTCATATATGCCAAAAATCTCCCTTGCTAAAGCTGTCACACTATCAAGCCTAAATGTGTAAAAGTTTGTGATGTCATAACTTTGCCTAATACAAAGCACGCTTTCGTCGTCTCCCTCACGTGCCACGTCTAGCCCCCAAACAATATTCGCCTTTTCGTTTGACATCTGCGTACTAAACGCGTTTTCAATGAGCGCAAGGTTAAACAGCACATTTGAGGTAGTATCTAAAAACTCGCCGTATATCTCTTGTCGCACTACGTCGCTATCTATACCACCAAGCTCTGCCACCATTTCGTCTATCTGCTCTTTTTTTAGTAGCGGATTATTAAAACTTGATATTTGATAATTTCTCCAATCTTTATCTCCACTCATCCCACGTTTGGCAAGGTCATAAAAGCGGTTCTTACCTTTTGGTACGCCGCCTATAAATGCTCTTGATTTTGGGTTATCTAGTAGCATCGCTCTTATGGCGTTATCCCAAAGATAGGCGTCTTTCAAGATTATGCCTGCCTCGTTTAGGATTACTATATCGTAGCCAAAGCCCTCAATGTTTTCTGGGCGTTCTGCGCTTCTCATATCAAGATAGCCCTCACCGATGCTTAGCTTTTTATCTTGAGCGTGAAATTTATATAACTCTTTTGGCAAGGCTTTTAATTCAGGCAAAAAATAGCGTTCATAATATCTTTGTAGGTTTGACGTGATAGTATCTACCCAAAGCACCTTTTTGCCTTCTAGTAGCCACTCAATCGTAGCGTTTGCTATGCCCTTGGTAAATCCTACACGGCGCCCTTTCTCTATCGTGGTAAAGCGTGCAGTATTCTCAAAAAAGACTTCTTTTTGCCACGGCGTATATGTTAAGCAAAGCGCTGTTTCACTCATAGCCCACCCAAGAAATCAAATATACTACCGCCAAACCATATTTTGTCCATCATCCATATTTTTAGCCCCTTTATTGCTGCTTCAAGCCACATCCCCCCAATTAGCATAAAAAAGAAAAAAAATACAATAAAGGCAACTACAAAATATTCGCCTATTTGCTTTTTTCTATACCACTCTTTAATTCTCTGTATCACCTTTTAACTCCTTCCGCTCGATTATGATCTTTTGCTCACTTTGCACGTTTGCATTATTAATCTGTGTTGCAGCAACTCTTTGATTAACTCCAAGCGTTAAACTAGCCTTATCAATCATATCTTGCAGTGTTTTATAGTCGTTTGCATTAAGCTCCACTGGTTCAAAATTTTGTACTCCATCGCCCACACCAACTTTTTCAAATTTAGTATTTTTATCTAGCATGTCCATCACTCGATTAAGATTTTTTTGAGTAGCATTAAATATTAATCCGCGGTTATATGCTTCATCTTTAGCAGTGCTCAAAATACTGCTCATTTCTATTTCTGATTTTTGAGTTTGTGCCGATAACAGCGTTATTTGAGCTTCAACTAAATGCTCATTTTTTGGCGTTAATCCTTTGAGTAAATTGGCCACAGTGCCATTTGATACACTATATTTTTTTGCTAGCTCTCTTTGTGAAAATTTGCCCGTATGAAAGTCAGCCAAAATTTTCTCTTTTATCGCCTCTGTTATCTTCGCCATCAACAAATCCTAAACTCGCCCTCTATCACTCCAAGGGCTATTTTTCTCTCTAGCAGTTTTCGTTTAATTTTAAAAACTTCCGTCTGCATTCCCTTTACGTCCTCTATTATCCGCTTGCCATTTTTAAGGCGGTATGTAAAATCTGCTATGTATCTGATCTCACGGATCGTTCTAAAACCTTGTTTTGTTGTTTCATCTGCTATTGTGTAGCTAGGCATTAGCACAAAGGGTACTTGGCGGTTTAATTCGCTTATCTCTCCAGCTCTTTGTAAGGCTTCTAGCTCTTGGTTCCTACGCCACTCTTTTGCACTATCAAAGCCTTTGGTCTTGCGGTTGTGGTATTTACTCGCCAAAACGTTGCCAATTCTCATCTGCTACCTCCTCGTATTTTTCTATACTCTCGTGTTTGTGCGCGTGACACCATTGATGACATTCTCTACAAACGGCTATTTGCTTGCTGTCGTCCTTATCTGCTCCAAATCTGCCATAGCGTACGTGGTGGCACTCTATGCTTTGTTGCTCCTCACATATTTGACAAAGTGGGTAGGCTTCAAGTAGCCTTAGTTGGTAGGCTCTGTTTTCGCTTCGTGTTAGTCGCATTAATATCTTACCTCTACATATTCGCCCATTTCTGCATCTGATGAGTAGTGGCCACGAGTGCAAAAATAAAAATAATAAGAGCTTGTGCTAAGACCTTGTTTTTTGCAAAACTGGACAGCATCATCACAATCAAAAAACACTGCAACTATTTGAGCGTTCTCTAAGGCTCCGCTTTCGCACAAAGTCTTAAATAAATAATTCTCCTTATATTTGAGACATCCGTCTTTATCAAACCAGTCGCTGCTATTTTCAATATCATCAAGATCTAATTTGTAAACTGCATAATTTAGTACCATTCTTTCTTTCCTTTTTTACATTTTGTTAATCTCAAAATAGCCCCCTTGCTTCCTCGTTTTTGTGCTTCTCGTTCCACTTTCTCATTACTTCAAGCACTCCGCTTGCATCCTTACGGCTTATCTCAAAGCTATCAAGTATCTTTTTATTTTCATCTGCTACCTTTGCGATTATGCTAGCTCCAGCTTCGGTTATCGTGATATATACGGCTTTCATTACGCACCAATCCTTTTTATCACGCCAGTTAATATTGCCTTAATAGGCGATTTTTGCTCAGTTAGGGCTTTAAATTTAGCCACGCCCATAAATTTGCCGTCGTTGTCTCCGCCGATAAAATATACTGGCTCGTTTCCGCCTACGCCATTAAAGCTGTTATTTGCCTCGCTCTCGCCGATTAGATAATCAGGACAAATTTGCGGGGTTTTCGCGTAAATTTTATAAAGCTTGGCGAAGTCCCACTTTTTAAAATTCTCCCAGTCTTGCCCTTCTAGGTTGCAAACCTTTATCCAGCCACCCCTAGCACGCACTACTGACATTATCGCGCCGTCTTTAAAGCAAACACTACGATAAGGTCCGTAGCGTCTTATGGCGTAAGCTAGTTCGTCTAACGCTTTTTGTGCTTTGTCGCCCTCATCTCCATTTAGCGCTTCTAAAATTTCCGCCGATGTAGGCATCGTAGGATATTTTCGCGTTTGCCTAACTAGTTTTAGTGCCGCGGCTAATTCACTCGCCTCGTAGCCCATTAGGTCTTCAAAATAAAGTGCGATCACGGCTTTACTCAAATTCGCTCCGTAATACTCCACTGTCGGCATAAATACGCCGTAAAATTCTTGTATTGTCATTGAAAATCTCCTACTAAGTCACTTTTCCCGTTTTTTCTCATTTCCATAGCTAGCTCCCTAAATGCCGCCATTGTGTTTAACGTGCCTTGTTTTAGTCCGTGAGGGTTGCCATCGCTTACGCCTTGCGTGCCATTAGTCGCTTTTGCTCCGTAGGTTGGCTTTGGTTTAAACACCCCTTGCCACTCGTTTGCCATAGCTTCACGTATGCAGGCGTTTACGTCTATACCATCGTTCGCCCACTTAGCCCACTCGCTAAATTTCATCTCGATACCCTTTTGTGTCAATTTTTCCCTGCGCTCTTTCTTGTAGGCTAGGTATTCTTGCCAAAGATTTGGATCAATGAAGTCAGGTAGTGAAACGCCCTTAGGGGGTAGGGGGTTAATTGACGGTTCTTTGATGGTTCTACTGACGGTTCTATTGGTGGTTATATTAATAGGGGTGACACCCTTGTCACTATGCAATGACACATTTGTCATTACCCTAGTGTCATCAGTGTCACTATGTGATGTCATAGATGTCACTGCCTCTTTTTCGTTTGTCATCATAGGGGGCGTCTGTGTCACCCTCTCATTTTCACTCACTATTCTGTATAAATTTGTCCTGCTTGTTCCGTCGTTTAGTTCTCTTTTTTCTTTTTGTAGAAATCCAAGCTCAGCCAACTTTTCGACTGCCCTTATTGCTGTTCTTTTAGATTTTGATATTTTTTTGGCTAAGACTTCATAGCTAGGGTAGCAATAGCCCTCATCGTCTGAAAAGTCAGCTAAAGCCATAAGTGTTAGCTTTGTGGTGCTATCCTCGATCTCCATATTCCAAACTTGGCTCATTATCCTTATGCTCATCTTAGCCCTTTCCAAATTTCAAAAAATGCATCAAGTATTATGATCGCACAAAGAGCCATCGTAAAATACAAGGGATTATTCATTACGCTATCCTTTCAGTGGGCTTTAATATTGACGTGCTGCACCCACTTATCACGTCTTTTTTTGATCCGATCTCGATCAAATAGCCACGCGCTATTAGCTCATTGACACGTCCGCAAACGCTATTTATTGCTACGTTATACCAGCGTGCTATTTCTTGCCTTGTCGCACCCTCTTTGTGCTGGCAAAACATTTCATATACGGCTCTACGTTTACCACTTAGCTCAGGTTT